ATATACTTGAAATGCTCAGCGAATATATAAAAGCAGAACGTGCAGTACTGACTGGGAAGAGCTATAAGATTGGAACACGTGAGCTTACAAGAATGAGTATTGATGAAATAAGAAAAGGTAGAGCTTACTGGGAAAGCGAACTTCAAAACTTAGATAGCAGAGGAAGTAGAAGAGTTAGAAGAGGAGTACCGAGAAATTTATGATAAGGAAGGAGGATATTTATGAATTTTATTGACAAAATGATAATGGCCATAGATCCTCAAAAAGGTCTTAAGAGATATGAAGCAAGAAAAAAGCTTGAAATTCTTAATACCGGATATTCCAATCACGGGGCCTCTACAACTAAAAAATCAATGGTTGGATGGCAAAGTACAGGTGGTGGAGTAAAAAAGGACATATATAAAAACCGGAAAAAACTGGTTGAACGATCACGGGACTTATATATGGGAGTATCTGTTGCTACTGGAGCATTGAAAACTATCAATACTAATGTTATTGGAAGCGGATTAAAATTAAAAAGTGACATTGATTCAGAAATAATTGGAATAAGTGAAGAAGAAGCTGAAAAAATAGAAAATCTGATTGAAAAGGAATTTAGATTATGGTCAAAAGATAAAATTGACAATTTAGGAACTATGAATTTTTATCAGTTACAGGATTTGGTGTTTTTAACTGTACTCATGAATGGAGAATGTTTTATTAAACTGAATTATTTTGAAACTCCGAAAAATCCATACAGTTTAAAGCTTGAAATACTGGAACCGGATAGAATCTATACTCCGAATAACATGCTTTCAGATAAAAGCGTAGTTGAAGGAGTGAAAATAGATAAGAATGGAAGAATAGAAGGATATTATATATCTTCTGAACATCCTCTGGATGCGACTGGTGGAGTGACTGAAAAATTAATAAATGTATATGGAAGTCAGAATCAGAGAAATATAATACATTTACTGTTTACTGAAAGACCTGAGCAGGTCAGAGGTATTCCAATACTTGCTCCAGTTATTGAAGATTTAAGACAGTTAGGAAACTATACTGAAGCTGAACTTATGGCGGCTGTAATAAGTGGGATGTATGCAATTTTTATTGAAAGTGATGCAGATAATTCAACTGCAGCAGATGTCGGAGAGCTTGAAGCAGTGGACAATGATTTATTGGTCGATTCAAATGATGAAACAACTATTGAACTTGCTCCAGGAATGATAGCTTCACTTAATCCGGGAGAAAAAGCAAAGGAAACAAATCCGGGAAGACCAAATTCAAATTTTGACCCATTTGTTACAAGCATACTAAGGCAAGTGGGAAGTGCTTTAGAAGTACCTTATGAACTTCTAATAAAGCATTTTACTGCTAGTTATTCTGCCAGTCGTGCGGCACTACTTGAAGCATGGAAAATGTTTAGAAAAAGAAGAGAATGGTTCACAGAAAATTTCATTCAGCCAGTATATGAGGAATGGCTCAATGAAGCTTATCTGCTCGGAAGAGTGGAACTAAAAAATTATGGTTCAGATTTTTTAATAAATAAAGCCTGGTCAGGTTCACAATGGAACGGACCGAGTCAGGGACAGATAGATCCGCTTAAGGAAGCTAATGCAGCAGTTATAAGAATTAATAATGGATTATCTACAAGAACGAGGGAAACTGCAGAACTTAACGGAGGAGATTTTGAACAGAATGCAAGACTTCTTGCAAAAGAAAATAAATCATTAGAAGAGAAAGAAGTGGTAATAAATGCCCAAACGGTTCAAATTTTGGAACGTAATGAGGAATGAGGAAGAGAAAAGTGCAGAACTGATACTATACGGAAGTATAGGACACGACGAAGACTGGGACGATATATCTGACAAGGCATTTAAACAGGATATAGAAAATTTGGGAGATGTGGAGAATATAACTTTGCACATAAACAGTCCAGGAGGAAGTGTATTCAGTGCTGTAGCTATAGCTAATACTCTTAAAAATCATAAGGCAAAAGTAGTAGCAAATATTGATGGCTTAGCTGCAAGTGCTGCAACAATAATAACAAGTGCATGTGATGTGGTAAGAATGCCCAAAAATGCTTTATTCATGATACATAATCCTATAACTTTTGCATATGGAAATAATCAGGATATGGAAAAAACTTTAGATATGCTAAATAAGGTAAAGAACAGTATCATTGAAACTTATTTATATAAGGCAAATACTGATAAGGAAACATTATCTAAATTGATGAATGATGAGACTTGGATGGATGCTGAAACTGCAAAGGAATATGGATTCATAGATGAAATATTAGATGAAGAAATAGAAAAAGAATTTGTTGAAAATAAGCTTATTATAAACAGCATGGCTTTTGATATATCTAAATTCAAAATTTTCAAGGCTGAAAAAACAAATAAAAGTCAGAATCCCACACCATTAAATATTACTATAAATAGCACAGGGAATGCCGAAAATATAGCTGATGAAATAAAAAATATATTGAATAATGGAAATAATAAAAAAGAGGAGGAAAAAATGACATTAGAGGAACTGAAAAATAAGTTTCCTGAACTTTATGATCAAGTTTTTAACGAAGGAAAGGAAGCTGGAATAAGCAAGGAAAATGAAAGAATGAAGGCAATTGATGAAATGAAAATATCAAATTACCCTGACCTTGTTGAAAATGCTAAATATACTGAAAAAATAGAAGCAAATGAACTGGCCATGAAAATACTTAAGAAACAGAATGAGGAAAAGGCAGAGAAATTGGAAGGCCTTAAGAATGAAAGTCAAAATAATTTCATACCACCTGTGGCTAATAATGGAACTGAAGAAAAATCTGAAACAAAAAAGTTCATGGGTGTAGACATGTTTAAGATTTTTTCAAAAATGAATAAAAAAACAGAGGAGGGAAAATAATGGATTTTATAACAAAGGGAAATGAATACGGATATGATCAGATTCTAAGCGGTACAGGACATAAATATATGGAACTGGCTGTACCTCAGGGAAAGAAAGTTAAAAGAGGAGATGCAGTAAATGCCGGAGCGGAACTGTCAGATGGAACTGATTTGTTTGGAATAGTGATGGAAAATGCTGATGGAACAGCTGTTAAAACTAAAACAACAGTAGCTGTTTCAGGAGAAGTTATATATGAAGGTTTAACAGTTAAAAGTGCAACAGTAAAGGCAGATTTTATAAAAAAAGCAAGAGATAAAGGAATAATAGTTAAAGAATTAGGAGGTAGAGAATAGTATGCCAGCAGTAATAGAGTTTATAGGATTATATGACCAGAATGTGATTAGACCAAAATCATTTATAAAAGATAGTTTTTTTAAAATCAGAAAAACATCTGAGAGTCAAAAAATGGAAGTAGAATTTAGAAAAGGTAAACAGCTTGTAGCACCTTTTGTATCTGAATTTATCCCAGGTACAGAAATGGTAAAAAATACTTATGAAAGTAAATATTTTCAAGCTCCAAAAGTAGCACCGAAAAGAACTTTTTCAGCTTTTGAGCTATTTTTTAACAAAACAGCTGGAGAAACTATATATGGTGGAAAAAGTCCTGAAGAAAGAAAAGCGGATTTGCTTGCTGAATCTTTTGCGGAATTTGAGGATCAGATTACAAGACGTGAGGAAATAATGTGTACTGAAGCATTATTTAACGGAAAAGTAGTTGTAAAAGGTGAAGGAATAGAAGGAGAAATTAAATTCGGAACAGTTGAAGAAATAACTCCTGCTGTTTTATGGACACAGCCAAATGCTGATATAATTGGAGATTTACAGGCTGCTATAACAAAAATTGGAAAAGTTACAGGATTAAGACCTGAAATGATATTGATGGATCCAGTTGCTGCAAAATTATTTGTAGATAACGAAAAAATTCAAAAGTTGCTGGATGTAAAAAATTATAATGTAGGAGAAGTAAATCCAAGTGAAACAGCAGCAGGAGCCATTTATATTGGAAGAATAGCACCTTTTGGGTTGCCAATTTACTCTTATCAGTCTCAATATTCTGTATTAAATGCTGATGGTAAAACTTATAGTGATAAGGATTTAATTCCTGAAGGAAAAGTTTTATTAGCACCAAGTAATAATAAAATTATGTACGGACCAGCTGCAGATGTTGAACAGGGAATAATTGTTGCAGAACGTGCTGTATTTACTGACAAGGATTCAAAATCTAATACTGTAGAAATCAGAACGGAATCAAGACCGTTGCCAGTTGTTTATGATATTGAAGCTATAAAGATACTGAAAGTGAAGTAGGTGGATAGATATGACATATAAAGTACTTAAATCATTAGTTTATGGTGGGATAGCATATGCTGAGGGACAGAAAGTAGACATTATAGAAAAATCTGTTGCTGAAAACTGTCTTGAAAGGGAGCTTATAGCTGAAATAACAGATATAGAAACTAGCAATGCCAAAGTGACAGGAGAAACAGACAGTACAGAAATAACTGAAGATAATGAAGATGCTACTGGAGAAGAAGATGGAACAGACAAAACAGAAGAAGTAGTATCTTCTGAAGAAAATACAGAAACTGAAGAAACAGAAAATAATGAAGAAGAGGCAAAGCCTGAAAAAACTGGCAAAAGAAACAGAAATAATAAATAAATCAAAATAAATAAGAGAAAATAAAAATAGTAGGTGATGTTATGGGATTTAAAGAAGTAGTTGATGATGATATTCAAAATATATTTCTAAATGCTTCAGAATTTGGCACAGAACACACTTTAAATGGAAGAAAGGTAATATGTGTCATTGATGAAGAAAAATTTCAAAATAAGCAGAAGAATGGGCTCATAACACAGGAAGATGGAGTTTATCAGAACGGATTTACTTTATTTATTGGAAATCCGTATCTGAAACTGCAACCTCATACCGGTGAGATATTAAAACTGGATGGGATTAAATACGAGGTTGTAGCCAGCAAACATGACATGGGAATGTATGAGATTGATTTAGTCAGAAATGAGGAAATTTAGATGTTAAATATAAAGCTCGACGAAAGTAATTTAAGACAGATAGAAAATGTTCTTGAAACAATGCCTAATCAGTTACCTAGTGCAATAGCAAGAGCTATTAATCGAAGTTTGGCTATGACTAAGACAGATCAATTAAGACGTACTACTTCTATGTATACAATAGCAAGAGGAAAATTAGCAGAAAGTATTAATGTATATAATGCAAGTTCTGGAAATTTAACTGGAAAGATCTATTCTAGTGGAAAAGTTATTGGAATGAATCATTTTAAATTAAATCCTAAAAGAAGACCTAAGGGAAAGAAAATAGTAACAGTATCAATAAAAAAAGATGGAATGAAGTCTTTACCAAACGCTTTTATTGCATACAGAGATGGAAGATTAGGAGCATTTGAAAGAAGTGGTAATTTTAAAAGTATTACTTTAAAAAATGGAAAAACTTCTAAAA